ACTAAGGTCAGGGATCCTAGGTAATCTAAGGTTTTTAAAAATATCTTTAAAATCGGGAATTTTAGGTAATTTAAATTTACTTTCTGTTTCTTTATCTGGTGTTAATTTTAAATCTTTTAATATTGAAGTATTTAAAATTTTTGGTAACTTCAATTGTAAATCTTTAACGCCTCTTTCTGTTATTCCTTCAATCAGTATTCTCGATAATGTATTTTCTGTTTTTGGTTTAGGTGTAGATATTTTTTCTTTATTTTTTGACTCTTTTTGTAAAGGGTTAGTAAACCTAGTGATATTGGTTGTCTGTTCTTTTGATTGGCTGGGGTTTACTATATTTTTAACAACACCAAACAATCCACCTTCTTTGAATGTTTGTTTAAAAGAAGGTTTAGTTTGTTTGTTTACAGCAGCAGAAACTTTACTTGTAACTTCTTTAATTAAGTCATTAGAAATATTAATAGACTTATTGGCGAGCATTTCAGCCAATATTTTTTCAACATTTTTGGGAAGTTCTGCGGTGGTCATCTTCTTATATTATTTAAGAAGATATACCAAATTACATATTAAAAAATGAAGCGTCTAGCGAAATGTCTTTATCTACACCCAAAACATTTACTGTAATTAGTTCTTTAGTTTTGTTGCGATAATTTTCAATAAATTTAATAACTTTATTAATAATATTTGTAGGTAATTGTTCTATAATTTTAATACGAGATTTAAAATCCAGGGTGCTAAAATCTATTGTATTTTTTTCTGTTACAATTTTAGCGACATATTTGGTGATTTCATTGATAAATGTTTCACCTACAATTTCTCTGAGTTCTTCTGGTGATTCTACTTCTATCTTTACATTTTTGTGTAATTCTCTTTCTAGTCTATTCTCTGTCTCTATACTAGGCAAATCACAAACAATAGAACAGGTTCCGTGATTGATAGTTTCAGGCAAAAATTCGTATTGTTTTTTTGCAAATTTAATAAAATGGTCCGAAAGATCAATAACTTTCTTTTTAGTGTCATCTAATACCAATGAGTGTTCTTTGATCTCTTCGTCGGAAAACTCAAATGAATAATCAAGAGAAACGGATTCTATGCGTGTTTTAAACAAAACAAAGAGTTTATCATAAATTGTAAAGGTTTTAATGTCCACTGAAGTGTCTAAACAATTTTCGGAAATAATTCTATTAAACGTAGTAGTAAATTGGGAATTGTAAATAGGAGAATCTACAACGGTTTTTAATAAACTTTTAAGTTGTTCTGTGGAAAGGTGTTTAAATTTAATTTCTTTTTTTAAAGAAGGAATTAAAACGTCGAACCCCGATGAAACGTTTAATTCTTCTAAAATACCTAAAATATCTTTAACATCTGTATTCATAATAAGTATTTAATTGTACTGTTTTTTTATTTCAACCTGCAAATTCTGATGTTATGGGTGGTAAATCTCCTGACTCGTAGGGGTTGATAGAATCATAAGAATTTAAAGGTTCTCCTTCTACATTTACATTATTAGTAGAAGATTGTTGGGTGTTTATTTTATTCAATTCTTCTATTTTTTTGATAAACAAAATGTATTCACCAGGGGTACAATTTTCTATATATTCTGGTGTAAAATTACCAGATTTACAAAGACCAAATATATTTTCATAAATAGATAAAAGTTGATCGCCAAATAGTAGTTTTATAAAAATACATAAATTTTTAATATTAAAATTGAAATAAAGTTTCATGTCTTTGAAATAAGGATTGTAAGACAATAAATCCAACTCATTAAAATTTTGTATTATAAATTTTATTTTATTAATAATCGCTGTTGATATTTTGGGTGGTATTTTATTAAAAATTAAATTAGCTTCTTTTGCATCTGTGAAAATAAGTTGATTTTCTTTAATTTTTAAAGTGTTTAAAAAATAAGCATAAAATTCTTCTAACCCTTCATTATTAATTTTTACTAAATCATTTATCGTTGGTAATTTATACGTTATTTCTATGTCATCAAACTTTGAAGGGGATAATATTTCTTTGAAATTAAAAGATTTGAGTGTTTTTTCTGTCTCTAAAAGATTTACTTCTCCTGTTGTATTTTCTGCTAATTGCAATGCAATTTTAGATCCTATATTGATACTCCTCAAATTAATAAGTATTATAAAGTAATCTATAAAATTTATTTTTTTTAAATCTAAATTTGTTAAAGAAGATATTATTTTATCAAGATTTAAAAATAAAATTTCAGGGTCAGGGTCATCACCTAAGAGGGATTTGCATATTGTTTTGAGATGTTTTACTTTAAGTTCATCAAAATAAAGTGGTGAATTGTCTATTAATTCAATTTTAGATAAAAACGACACGATATAACAATTTATTATATTTTGATGTTAAATGCAAATTTTAAGAAGTTAGAGAGGTGGTTTGTGTTATAACTGAACCTTCTGATGTATAGTAGTGGTATAAAAAAGTAACGTTTCTATTTATGGGAGAATTAGAAGGAGAATAATTAAATTCCATCCCAGAAACATTTATAGGACAAACACCAAAAAAATTATATTTTTGTAATAAAACCGGTCCAGATGATGTATTACCCAATTTAAAAACAGTTGCATTAGTTCTGTAATTATCATCACCACTACGAGCTATTAATCCTAAATGTGAAGTTGCTATAACCCAAGGTCTTATAACATTGTCTACGAAACTTGTATTAGTTTCTAAAAACACAATTTTTAATTGTTCAAAAACTTCCCTACCAGCACCAACTGTAGATCTTATAAACCCGTTTGTTTGAATCCCTTCTGGATTAATAGCAGTAGCTTCACCTGGAATTTCAACTGCTTGGGCGAATAAACATCCTTTTGATTTTACATAATTTTCATTTAAAGCCTCAGCCATAGCTGTTTCTATCAACCAAGTATTTCCTGGTTCATATCTTATAGTTTTTTTAATAGCAGCTTGGGGGATGTCATCAAAGGTCAAGACCCATTGGCCTTGTCTTGGGATTTGGGTTCCCGGGCTATTTAAAAAACTATCTAAAAAGAATGGTATTCTATTGCTAAATTCAGCTAAAGTAGAAGCCATATAATATAATTATTAATTTTTATATACAATTAATAATTATTAGGATGTAGCGACTGATTGTTGTGCTGAACTAGGTAATGCCACTTGTCTCCAAAATTGATACGCTAGTGTCACTGGAACCGTTTGTACTGTTCCGTTGTCACCTACGTTAAATGACAGATCACCAATAGAAACAACATAGACACCGTACAAGTTATATGTGCGTATAACTTGGTTAATCTTACCTAAAAGATTTAGTGTTAATACTGAACCCCTACTAATATTATAAGACGCTTGACTACTTTCATCATTAAAAGTTTTAAACGTGGCATTTTCTAATTTGGTTCTTAAATCAAAAGCAGAATCACATCTAAATGTAACTGCGTAAGAGTCTGAACCGGGATAGTTAGCAGTTCCAGGAACGTTAAAGTTTAACCCCATAAAAGGAACTGCTACGTTATTAATAGCTCTTCCGGGTAAATTTGCGGTTTCTAAATAAACCAAATCCTCTTCTGTGATGCTGCCGGTGTCTCCTAACTGCCAGGCACCAATTCTGAATCGATGTTGGCGTGCGAAGTCTTTAGCTACTACTTGTGTGTAAAAGTTTGAAATGTCTTGGCTCATAGTTTTATATTATTTATTTATTAGATTAATTCTGCAAAGTTTTGACCTGTACGTGTAGCAATGAAGTTAACTAAGATAAACTCAGCAGTTCTTACTGGTTTAATGTAAATATCAACTGCTAATTCATTGCGATCGATAACATCTGGTGTATTATTTCTTTCATCAACAACTACTTGATAGTCGTAAACCCCTTGAGTATTTTTTGCAAGATCAAGAATTGGGTTGATTGAATTTCTAACTCTTGTACGTGTAAATTCAGTATTAGGTTCAAAAACGTAATATTTAAGAGTTTTTTGAACTGATCTTTCAAGTACCAAAAAGAGTCTTCTTACATTAACACGATCAAATGCTGAAGGTTTGGATTGAAGAGTTTTTTGACCGAAAACTACGTAACCGTCACCTGAAAAGAAAACCACAGGATTTAAAGAAATGGTATAAAGATAATCTCTTTGTTTTTGGTTGGGGTTGAAAGCGAGGTCTGTAATATTATTGATAATGCCTCTAGTTAACCCTGCTGGTGCAACCCAAGGTTGAGTTGCTGCATCTGATCTGGCATAAACAGCTGCTACATACCCAGAAGCTGGAAGCCAAATTTGTTTGTCTGAATATGGATCGTAATTTTTTACCCAGTTTGCATAAGCTGCTGAATAATTAGATTCAATAGAGTCATAACAATTTTTAAGCGGGGTATAAATGTCTTGAGTAAAGGTATTTCCTTTAACATTCATAATTTTGACATTTTCACCGTTAACGAAAATTTGTCTTAATGGATCAGAAATAAATACACAATCTTTACGTGTGTTTTGGCAGAAATTGTTGAAGACATTAAAAACTGCTCTCCAATTTACAATTTCATTTGCTGTTGGTGATCCTAAGGGAGCGGTATCTGTATAAACAGTGTCATCGTAATATTCTGAACCCCCATTTGCAAATATTGTAGAAAGCCCACCATCAATTATAATGTCTACTGTTGCGGTTTCAGTTGATTCAATGTGTGAAAGTGCTCTTTCAATTTTTTTAACTACTAAACCAGATGTTTTATTAGTATCTGCATTATAAGAAGGCAAGAAAGCACCTACAGGATATAAAGCTTTTAAATCTTCATCGTCGCCTCTCACTGTGATGGCGGGATTATTACTAGTTGTAGACTTCCATTTGGCTCTAGCAATCGATGGGTTGATAAACATTTTAACGTTTCTTGAAGAATTGTTTATCAAGTCTCCGATAAAGAAAGAACGAGGAGTGCCACCACCAACTGGAATTGTTTTCTTACTGGCATCAAGTGAACCAATAAAAGCTTCTGTGTAAACATAACCTAAACTTTGTGGTTCGTAAATAGAATTTCTTACTCTCATCACACTAACAATTATTGAGTCGCTGTAATATTCTGAACCGAAATTATATGTTGGGACAGATTCAATAGCTTCGGACATTGAATTAGATCCTTGACCTGTAGAAACTGCGGACAGAGCAAATGTTAATTTTGAATTAGGCACTTGAGCTAAATCGTCTGTTCCTGAGAGAGAATAAATTCGAGTTATTGCAGAAAAGTCTGTATCTGGTCCAAATTCGTTGTTATCTGTAATAGATACATAATAGCCTTCATATCCTTCATTAATAGTACTAGCTACACTATTAATAATAATAATACCGGTATTTAGAATAGTACCATCAAAAGTAGCATTATTAGTAGCAGGAGACCATTCAAAATTACCTTGTAAAAAATTAGTATATGTTTGTTCGTCAAATGAAATGTGTGAAGGGGATTGAATTTCAAATGCACCATCAGAAGAGACTACAGGAAAAAGGAGAGCACTATATTGTGTAGAAAATCCTTCACCCGAACCAGAACCGTATGGAAGACGGGTTGTTAAAAGATTTGCAGGGGAGTTAAGAATTTCGCGGCATGAGTGATGAAAATATCTTTCAGAAGGTGTGGTAGGAGCACCGTAAATAAGCTCCAATTCCGAAAGAGAAGTAATTTGAAGTACTTCATCTGTAGGTCCTTGAGCTGCGAAACCTGGAACGAAAACTGTAGTTCCAACATTAGTTACTGAATTATTTGAAAGATCAATTTCATTAATTTGTACGCCGGGTGAGTTGATTGTTCTTGCCATAGTTGTAATTATACTTATCCAAATTTGGATTCTTTTTTTTTTAATTTTTAATTGGGTCTTTTAAAAAGACCTCTAATTGGCTGAATCTAAATTGTACAGAAGACTCCATAACCTCTGAATCCTTGTAATTGAAATTAATACTTCCTAAACTATTAATAAATGCATTGTGATATCGAAATTCAATAATAGATTGATTGTACTCATTTTTTCCATAAATGGAAAAGTTTGCTTGGTATTCTGATAAATTACCACTTAATAATCTATTTTCCCAATCTTCTGGTTTAATATCATTTCCGTTATATTTAGATTGTAGAGGGTCATTTAATATAGATAACCATTTCCATAATATCCAATAATTTTTATAGTTATTATCCACCACAAAACTGACGTCTAATGGATCATAGTTTGGGCGAACATAAGAAGATACATTATAAACTTGCCCGCTGAAACCTACTTCGTTGTGGGGGACTTGAATGGGGGGAACCACAGCACCAAAAATTTTAAATTGTAAAGGGTCTAAAGTAATGTTGGGTTCTATGGTGGAGAGTTGCCTCATAACTACGGGCAAGGTTAACACCAAAACAAACTTATCCTTTAAAGATATATTTAAAGGAGATTGTTCTACTGGGTTGCCAGTCTCACAAAGATTTACAACTTCATTCATAAAGACCTCCACCCTTCTGAAGTAAGATCCCAAATGTCTTTTTCTTCTTCTGGAAATAAATCTTTATCATTAAACAAAGACATAGGTTGTTGGTTGAGGTTTGTTATTTGAGACATAGACATAGAAGGAGTAATAACTTCACTATTACTTAATTCCCTAATACCATACAAACGAGCATCTTTTTCCCAGTAACCAATGTCAGATATACTTAAAGGTTTTCCTTGATTGTCGTAGTCATCTACCTGAAAATATTGTTGACAAAGGTCTGGTTCTAATATAAAAAGAGCCCAAACCAGAGACATAACTCGATCATCATAGAAATTATCGTTCTTTTTACGGTAAGTTCCGTTTGGATATTTGATAAAAGTTTCTAATTCTTTAATGGTGTCTATGTCATTAATATTGACAGATTGAAGAGTATTGGTCCAATACCTCATATTGGTAACTCCTGCAAATCTTAAATTAGTGTGAGATAAGATGCCTAAATGTCGAGAAGCTTGAGTATTGGTTGGTGATAACTTAGAACAACTAACAATTTTTTCGTATTCATGTTTATAAAACAAAGCATCTATAACCTGTCCACCACAATTATTTCTTTCTACTAATAAAGGGGGATTACCCCATTGATTGCACAATTTTACCAAATTATTAGCAAAATGATAAGGTTCGATAGAATTAGAAGCATAAACTGCTACTTGTTCAATGTGTTTTAAATTGGTGATATCCAATACCTGAGCAACAGATGAAGCTCTTCCAATGCCTTCCCCCACATCCACACCTATAACATAAAATTTATTAATATCAGGATTTTCAAAAATTTTATAATTTGCATTGTCTAAAGTAAAAATAGGATTTTTTTTATTTTCTTTAAATCTTTCAATGATAACCGCTCCTACAGCAGAATTTCCGGGATCTAAAAATACATTACCAAATTCTTGTAAGAAAGATTCTTCAGAACCTAAAGTAGAAATCATTTGTTGTTTCCACTTTTCTGTTCTTCCGGGAATATCCCACCAGTCTACTCTTTCAGCTTTCCAAGAATTAGTCCCCTTTTCTGCACCGGAATAAACTTCATAAAATTTATTATCAGTACCGTTTGGAGTAGATACTGTAAAAATTTTAGATTTTTTACCAGAAGAAACAACAGGAATAACAGATTTCCAAAAATCTTCAATAAGATGATTTTCAATAAATGCCATTTCATCCACAATCAAGCAATTAATAGATTCACCTCTAACTGCTGTAGAAGTAGTAGTACTGACACCAATACTAGAATCATTATCAAAAGTCAAACCAGTTTTACCATATTCTTTAACACCTGGTTTTAAAAAATTGGGTAACTGTTCGTAAGCGGTTCTTATTCTTTTAAAAATATTAATGGCAGTTTGTTCGCGATTAGCTACTACCACGATTCTTTGATCAGATTCAAAACATGATATCCAAAGAGCGTATATGGTCATTAATGTAGTTTTACCAAATTGACGACAAGACAATAAACAGGTAAATCTATTGTTTACTAAAGTTTTAAGAATTTGTCTTTGTCTAGTATAAAGTTTAATGACTTCTTTACCTCTGTCCAAATTAACAATATAAAAATAATTTTCAGCGAAATAGACGATGTCTTCTTTACACCTTTTTAATTCTTGAATCATCTTCGGAGTCCACTCAAATTGAGCTTCGGACTTCGGTACATTTTTGTCTCCTCGATAATATTGAAAATCGTTAATAGGATTTTCAAAAATCTCAGGAATAACTTTATTCTCTACCTCAGGTAGAGCATACTTTCTTTTACGACCCATGAAAATAATTAAGACTTATTGATTTAAAATACCAACAAGTGTAGAACGAAGATGCTCTATAAGAGCATCTTTTTCTGAAGAACTATGAGCATTCATAATGCAAATTTTTTCCCCATTTAAATCATACCCTAAAACCATATAACATTTAAGATATTCTTCCATAATGTTATTAAGGTGATCTAAATCTTTTTCTTTAGCTCTGTCGGTGTAAGATGTATTGTAGAACCTTAAAAATGCTTGTTTGATAAGATCTTCAATTTGAAGAATATTTTCACTCTTTAAAGAAGGAGTAGTATCTACCCCACTAAGACCTTCTGAAATAGAATTTTTCTTAGAAGGTCTTTTGGTGGTTTTGCCGTGGGCTGGTTTCTTTTTTTCAGCCATGATATTACTTATGTGAATTTGTTTTCTCTTTGTAATTAGGGGCTTTGTTGTTGATATTATATTTTACCAAATGTTCTACCAAAACTTCAAAGGAACTAGTCTTGAGTTTTAACCTACCAGGGATGAATTGGCCCCCATCATAAAGTTCAAAATAAGTTTCATCCAAGAAAGGATCATTTAAATAACAAGTACAAAAAACAGAAGACACACCAGGATCAATAACGATTGTCCAAACTCGAGGATCTACTTCGCTATAATCTGTGAAAATTTTATAAGCGTAATACCCAGAATCTCGAAGTCTCTTGAGAGTATAACCCAGCGTAGTTAGTTTATTTGCCATACTCTAACTTATTCAGTAATAATTTACTTTACAAGTGCAGAAATGATAAATTTTACACAAACATCACTGTCTTTAGTTTCAAACAAGGTAACCTTTAAAGAATTATTAATTTTTACTTTAAAATTGTCTATACGAAGACCTGCTAACATTCGAATATTTTCTAAATTTAAAGGTAAAGCATTTTTAATAGGTTCTCCTCGAAATTCCTCTGTGACTAGGTAGGTGATATTATTAATATTTTGTCTTTCAAAATCATTTAATTCTGCATAGACATTATCATCCTTAGTATAAAAATATAATTTGTCAGAATCTGTAGCAATAGAACTGCCTTTTAAAATTTCACTAAATTTAAAATTAGATAAAGTAAATTCTGAATCATAGGTCAATTGATTGATTTTATCTGGATTTACCGGACACCTTTGCATGTAGCTATCTTCTAAAAGAAAATAGTTAAACTTAAATTGGGGGGTTTGATATTTGATGTGATTGTCTTCAATAGAAACTTTTAATTCATCTTCTTCAATGCAATCCAAAAGTCTTACAAACTTTTTAACATCAGGTAAATTCAAACGAGTTATATTAGATAAGTCTGTATTAGTCTTTAAATTGGCTAGTAGTACAATACTACCATCTTGTGAAGCACATACAGCATACAAAGAGTTTTCTTTAGCAA